CTTGAAAGTTTTGCTGCACATGGAGATGGTGTATTACTCGAAGAAACAGATGGTGATAATATTACCTTTGAAAATGACTCAACATCTATCGGTGAGAACATTGCACTAGAGATTGGTTCAGATGACTCTGGTATGACTGCATACCTCATACAAGAAACCTATATAGTAGGAGATAGTAATACAACTAAAACTGCTCCATTGGAGCAAAACGAAATGTTTGATACATTAGATGATAACATATTAGACTTTACGGAAAGAAATCCGTTTGGTGATGCTGGAGATTAATTATGCTAGGACAACAATTTTACCACGAAACAATGCGAAAAGTAGTAGTTTCATTTGGTACAATATTTAACAATATAAACATTGTAAGAAAAAACAATAGTGGTGCAATCATTCAAAAAATGAAAGTTCCTCTTGCATATGGGCCTGCACAAAAGTTTTTAACAAGACTTGATAATGACCCTTCCTTAAAAAATAAAGTCGCAGTCACTTTACCAAGAATTGGTTTTGAGATTTCTAATCTTGCATACGACCCTGTAAGAAAATTAAACAGAGTACAAAAGTTTAAAAAAACAAAAACATCTGATTCAAATAAATTAGATGTACAGTATATGCCTGTACCATACAATTTAGATTTTACTTTGTATGTAATGGCAAAGAACTCAGATGACGCATTACAAATTGTAGAACAGATACTTCCATACTTTCAACCAGACTATACAATAACAATTAACGATATGGCAGATATGGGTATCAAAAGAGATGTTCCTATTATTTTAAGTTCTGTAAGTTATGAAGATAGTTATCAAGGTAACTTTGAAGAAAGACGTGCAATTATGTATACACTAACTTTCACTGCAAAGTTTTATCTATACGGCCCTGTTACTTCTGATAAGGTTATTAGAACTGTACAAGTTGACCAGTTTACAGATACAAAAGTTAACGCACCAAGTAGAGAACAGAGATACACAGTTACACCAAATCCAGCAAGTGCAGATGCAGATGACGATTTTGGTTTTAATGAGTCAACCTCTTTCTTTGAAGATGCAAAGAACTTTGACCCAGAAAGTGGGACAGATAAGTAATGCCTTTTTCTAAAGATATATTAGCTGGTTCATCTGGACAAGGTGGTGGTGCATCTGGTTTTTATGGATATCAAATAGAACAGTCTGCTAGATTTGATGCGTCAACTAGTTCAAGATTATATAGAACTTTTGGTTCTCCTTCAGGTGCTACAAAATTAACAATAAGTTTTTGGTGTAAAATAACTAGTATTCCAGCTTATCAACAAATCTTTTCTAGGTCAGGAGGTTATGGAGGAGGTAATGGTGCTTCAATTGCTCTTGAAGATAGTCTTGGTGGTTATTCTGATATAATGACCATGTATGGTATGACAGGAAGTACTGGTGGAAATGGTGGTGCTAATACTTACCCTGCTAATGCTTTTAGAGATAGAGGAGGTTGGTCTCATATTCATTATAAAGTAGATACAAGTAAAACTGGAATGTCTGGTAATAATGCAAAAGTAGTTATGCACATTAATGGAGTTTTATCAGTATTTGTTACTACAAATGAACCATCTGGAAACTTAAATAATTTTAATGATAATGGTTCAGTTCATAATATAGGAAATGGTAATGGTAACACGCAAGGTGATATTTATTTAGCAGAGTTTATATTTTTAGATAATCAATATGAAGATTATACATCTTTTGGCGAAAGTAAAAATGGTGTGTGGATTCCAAAAGACCCAAGTGGTTTAACATTTGGTAATAATGGCTTTCATCTTAAATATGAAGATGCAAGTGATTTAGGCAACGACAGTTCAGGAAATAATAATGATTTTACAGCAAATAACATGGGCACCGACCATCAAGTGCTAGATAGCCCAACATTCGGTGAATAGGAGATAAAAAAATGGCAAGTAGTGGAAATTTTTGTACGTTAAATCCTTTAGCAGAATTAGGAACTTCAAATGATGCTTCTACAAGAGCAGGAAGTATGAGTGATGGTAATTTAAAATATGTAAATTTAACTGGAAATACAGCAGTAGGAAACTTTGGAGTAACTTCTGGTAAATGGTATTATGAAGTATATGTTAGTTCTTTTAATTCTGATAATGGAATGATTATAGGTTGGGCAAATGATTTATATAATTTAGATGCAGAGTTAGGTTATAACTCGCCTGGCAGTCCTACTGGTGGACAAGCATTTGGATTATATTCACAAAATCAAACATTATTGTATGGGCCTAGTGATGGTAGTACTAATTCTAGTTATGGTAGTGGTACTCCTACTAACGGAGATATAATAAGAATTTGGTTAGATGCAGATAATGGTAGATTTTGGGGTGGATTAAATGGAACAATACATAGTTCAGGTGACCCTTCTGCTGGTACAGGACATGGTTTTGGCACTGGAGGTTCTCCACACAATGTAGCTATGACAGCAAGGACATTATATCCAGCAATAGGAAATTGGTCTGTTGCTGATGCAACTGTTATATTTAACTTTGGACAAGATAGTTCATTTCAAGGCGCTATAACAGCTGGAACAGAAACAGATGGTAATGGGTTTGGTAATTTTAAATACTCAACAGATGGATTTTTAGCTTTATGTACAGCTAACTTACCTATATCGGAAGACATAGACCCAGCAAAAACAGATGACGACTATCCTGCTAAGCAATTTGGTGCAGTTACTTATACTGGTAATTCACCCACTGGACAAGCAATAACTGGATTAGGTTTTAAGCCTGACCTCGTTTGGGCAAAAATGAGAAATAGTTCACAATCACACTTTTTAAGTGATACAACAAGAGGTATAAATAAATTTGTATTTTCTGATATTACTAATGCAGAAGGAAGTACTGGTGGTTATGCTACTGTATATTCTTCTTTTGATAGTGACGGATTTACTTTTAGTACAAGTGGTAGTGGCCCAAATGATAATAGTAGAACATATGCTGCACACTGTTGGAGAGCCAATGGAGGAGTAACAGCTAGTAATACTTCAGGAGATATTAATTCTACAACACAAGCAAATACAAAAAGTGGTTTTAGTATAGTTACATATACAGGTAATGGGAGTGTAGCACAGTCTATAGGACATGGTTTATCATCAGGTGCACCAGAATTTATTATTGTAAAAAACAGAAGTCAAGCAGATGCGTGGGCAGTTTATCATGTAGGTACAGGAAATGCAGCACATTTAATATTAGATACTAATGCTGCTCAAACTACAAGTAGTGCTTATTGGGGAAGTTTTACTCCAACAACCACTTTATTTAAAGTAGGTAGTGACCATAAATTAAATGCTAGTGGTGAAAACTATGTAGCGTATCTCTGGCATGGAGTTGAAGGCTACAGTAAGTTTGGTACTTATATTGGCAATGGTGATTCTGATGGCACATTTGTGTACACAGGATTTAGGCCTAGAATGGTATTTTGTAAGAGTACAACATCAGCTGAACATTGGGTAGTAGCAGATACAGCTAGAAGTACGTTTAATAAAGTTGATAAAATAACAAAATGGAATAATTCAAATTCTGAAGCTTCTGGTGATACTTATGCTATTGATATAGTTGCTAATGGTTTTAAAATTAGGACTAACTGGGGAGGTTTGAATGAAGATAATGTGACATTCATCTACGGAGCCTGGGGCGATGTTCCGTTTAAGTATAATAACTCTTTCTAGGTATAAATAGAGGTAGGAGAAAAATATGAGTAATGCAAGAAATCTCGCAAATCTCTTAACAGGAGGTGACACAACAATCGCAACTGGTGATGTTGCAAACGATTCAATTACAGCCGCAAAGATTGATGATGATGGTACAGGTTTTCAAATGGGGGACTTAACTGTGGGAACACTTAATGCAAGCACAGTAATCTTACCAGACGCATCTGGTGGTGCAGATATAGGTTCTACGACCAAAGAGTTTGGTGATGTATTCATTGCAGATGACAAAGCAATCAAGTTTGGAAATGACCAAGATGCAACAATAGAGTATGATGAGAATGGTGATGACCAACTTAAAATAGGTGGTGCTGTTACAGCGTTCACAAACGCAGTCATAGGTAAAACAAACACTGCTGGTTCTCAAGGTGGTAGTACAGTTTTAGATTTTGATGCTAATCAAAACTTTGTACTTACTTTAACAAGTAGTATAACCCTCGCAAATCCGTCAACAGAAAAAGTCGGTCAGTCTGGTTTCATAGTATTCATTCAAGATGCTGGTGGTTCTAACACTTTAACTCTTGGAACAGATTACGAATCTGCTGGAGGTGCTGGAATAACATTATCAACTGCTGGTAATGCAACAGATATAGTTCCTTATGTGGTTGCAGCTGCAAACAGAATATTACTTGGAACACCTCAACTTGCGTTTGCGTAGGAGTAAGAATGCCTAGTTATGGAAATAAATGGTTTGGAAGTTCAGGTGGTGGTGCTTTTTATGATTACCAGATAGAAAATTCTGCTAGATTTGATGCTGAAGGTGGAGGTACTAACGCCTCAACTAGGTTATATAGAACTTTTGGAACAGTTACTAGTCAAACTACATTCACATTTTCTGTTTGGGTTAAAAGAAGTGAAACTTATGAGAACGGTGGAAATGTAAGTGCTCAAGGAATTATTGCTAAAGGAAGTGGTGTTGAAGGAGGTGGTGCTCAGTTTGGTTTTGAGTCTGGTGGTGGAACTGCTGGTGGATTAGATAACAGAGATAGAATTAAATTCTATGGTTTAAAAGGAACAAGTGGTGGTACAGCTGGTGGAGATGATAGAATAGAGGGTCAATGGAGGGATACCACAGGCTGGTATCACTTAGTTGTAAGAGTTAATACAGGAGAGTCGACTGCAGCTGATAAGGTAAGATACTATGTAAATGGTGACTTAAAAGAAAGAGTTTCAACAAACGCATTAAATGGTAATCTTGACAACTTTCATACTTCAACTGATGTTCATAATATTGGTGCCAATTCTAATGCTTATTATGGTTTTGATGGATACATGGCAGAATTTATTTATGCAGATGGTCAATCATACGCACCTACACAATTTGGTGAAAGTAAGAATGGTGTTTGGAAGCCTATTGACCCAACTGGTACAACTTTTGGTAATGTAGGCTTTCATTTGAAGTTTCAAGACTCATCAGATTTAGGCAATGACAGTTCAGGAAATAATAACGATTGGACATCTGCAAATTTTAGTGCAGACCATCAGACAATTGATACGCCTACTAACGGAACAGGATAGGAGTTAAAGATGGCAGGTAATGCAAACTTTATGACTTGGAATGCTAATAAGAAGTATGAAAACTCAGGTATCACTTTTAAACAAGGTAACACTTTTGTAGATACAACATCTGGATATCCAACGATATTATCTAATATGGCTCCTAGAACTGGTAAATGGTATGTTGAGTTTTACCAAAATCAAAGTGCTAATTATAACACAATGGGTTTAGAACAAGTAGGTTCTGAAAAGTATAGTTCCCATATACAAAGTGGTGATAATCATTATTTGTATTATGGTCATAATGGTAATACAAGAGGTAATGGCACCTCTTCCACATCATACGGTTCTAGTTATTCAACAGGTACTATTATAGGTTGTGCGTTAGATATGGACAATGGAAAAATATATTGGTCTAAAGATGGAACATTTCAAAATAGTGGTAATCCAGCAACTGGAACTAATGCGGCTCATACAGGGATAAATACGAATTTTGGTTATTATATGGCAT